TCTTTAATTCCCCTCGCAGTCCAAATTTATTCTACAAATATTTATTAAAAGCATTATTTACAATGGGGAAACAATGCGTGAACATTACCAATCAGGATATTTCCAATCAACAAAAGGACTTCTTTTTTTCCTAGTTTCAACTATTCTTTTTATTGTACAAACTTTACATTCATAAGAATATGAAGATGGCATAGATCCTCTATCTTTACGTGTTAAATAATAATCTTCTATTAAATTTTTAACCTCACCACAAATCCTACACTTTCTCTCAGTAAATAATAAATGTTCTAATTCAACTTGATCATCTATATCCATTAAACACTTAATACCTTTATCACTTCTGGAAATCGTTCTATAATTAATTTTTCAATACCCATAGTCATTGTTTGAGCACTCATTGCACATCCAGCACATGCTCCCAACATTCTAACCATAACAACTGGTCCTTCTTTAAGATAATCTATAGCAACAAATTCAAGATATCCCCCATCTGCTTCAATATAAGGACGTATCTCATCTAATACATTATTTACATTCAAATCTGTCAACTCCATTACATATAATCCCACATATAAGATCTATCTCCATATTCATCAGTATGCCATCTATCACCATCATCATCAACAAAACTTTCATCTTCTAATCCAGTTTGAACAAATCCAAAAGGTGCCATATCTTGTTCTATTTGATTCTTTTGCTCTTCATAAATTCTCTTCCTAACATCATTATCAGTCATCTCCTTAAAATAATCTTGAGCACATAGCCATGCAAATATAACTAAACACATTGCTAAATCATCATTACATCCTTCTTCTGCCTCAAATGAATTATGTTTTTGTGAGAAAGTTGTTAATTCTGAAATAATATCATAATCACATGTAAGTATTTTATCATCTTCTATTAATGTTTTTAAATTACTACAACCTAATTTTTTAACTGCTGCAGTGGTTCTAACACCTAATTGAGATTTCTTACCACTAAATCCTTGTCCAACAATTTGTCCGTTTCTTCCTCTCATAGAAGCCATTAATAAATTTTCATATTCAAGATCATACTGAAGAATACTTGCTACTTGATCTCCAATATCATTCACCTCTATTAGTAAAAATGCTTCATTATATCCTTTAGCAACATCATGAATAATATTAGGAAATAACATTGGTTTTATTTCATTATTCTTATACTTAGCAACTACCTTATATGGAAACTGTGTAATATCAAAAACAATAAATGCTGAATAATCATTACCTAATCCTCTAGCAACATCAACTGTAATCAAATAATTATTATCTTCTTTTGGGTGTTCGTAAATATCAAGACCAGCATTTCTCTTTAATGGTTCTTCATATACAAGATTTCTTAACTTTGCTGGATTAATAAGAGTATTAACAGAACCTAAAAATTCACATTCAAACTCAACTTTAAATTGTGCTTCTGAAGTGTTTGCAATAGTTTGCTCTTTCCATAAAGCATCCCTACCAGGAACTTCACTCCAATGAACTTCAGTTGGAGTATATTCATTCTTTCCTCTTTCTGCATCATGCCATAATCTATAAAAATGATTCATACCTCGTGGGGTAGAAACAATAATTACTTTAGTACTTTGTCCAGACGAGATAGTAGGATAAACAGAGGCAAAGAAGTCATCAGCAATGTGATTCGGGATGAATGCGAACTCGTCAAGAAAGATGACATTATAGGATCCACCTCGGACAGCAGATGAAGAAGTAGAGTTTGACGATATCTTACTCCCATTTTCTAACTCCAATGATCCTTTGTTCCATGATATTATACCCTGTTGCATCCAATTAGGTAAATTTTCATATGCAAGTTGTAATCTGCCAAGTAAATCTCTAGCCGTGGATGCCTTGTTCGCCAGAATTGCAATATTGACATTATCATTAAAAACTGCGTAATGTAATAGATAGGCTACACAAGTTGTAGATTTACCAGTCTGACGTGGCATCTTACATATATTGAAACGATTCTCATGGAAATTTCTAATTAACTTCTCCTGAAAATCATACAATTCAAAAGGAACTAAACCATGATCCAAAGAAACAATCTTTAAATAATTTTTAGCAAAATATACTGGATCCTGTTTACATCTAACAAATTCAACAATCTGTTCTTGTGTAAACTCATGAGGAGTATTTGCTTTTTTTAAATTGGGGTTACCAAGATATACAGCATCAGACATATTCTATCACTTTTTATCTAAGAATCCATCTTTAAGCATTTTAGAAAGCTCTGATGTAGAACCAACAAATAAAGCATTATTTGTAACTGTATTAGGTTTTTTAACACTTTCTTCATCAACTTCTTTCACTTTCTTTTGAAGATCTAATAATTTATCAGTTGTATCAGCAACTGACTTAATAATCTGACCTGCAACTTCATATGCTCTTGGACTTGCACTTTCACCTGCAAGTTCCATTATACCATTAAGAGTTTCTTGTCCCTTTTCAATTAAAGAATATAAATTGGCACGAGTATACTCATAATCCTTTTGGATCTCATTTGGTTTTTCGGATATAACCTCTATTTCTGAGCTTCTTTTATCCGTCTCAACAATATCATTTTCTATATTGAGAGCTTTATCAATACTAGCATAATCATTCTTCATAACTCATTATACGTCAATTTGCCTTGTAGGACTATAATCCTTACCATCACCTAAGTCCATCCAATTCTCAGTAAATCCAAAGTCATCACCAGGCTCTGCAGTGATTGGATCTGGAACAACTGTATATCTAACTTCACGTTTAGCAGTTGAAGTGTCTGTTCCTGAATGACTATCAACAATAACTTTCTTGATCAATCCATCACTTGTCTTAGCAACAGGACCAAATAAGTATGTTTTTGCAGTAAATTGTAATGTATATATCAATGCTCTTCTAATCTCAAAACTTCCTTCATAATCATCTTGAAAAGATATATTATCTAATATAACAGGTATATCTCTTTTTTCCCCAATTGCCTCAACTAAATCAACTGTTAAAGTAAATGAAGGTTGAAAATATGGCATTATTTGTTCGATAATTTGTAATGCGTCATCATTCAATTTACTAAAAATATTTAATTCAAAATTAATATTATAAGGAACAGGCATATAAACTTTTTTCATCTTATCGTCAGTAGTATCCTTAACTTTAAAAGTTTGAGTAACTCCTGTCTTTCTTGATGGATCATATTGTATACCCATCATTTCAAATGCCATTCTAGGTAGAGTAATGGCAACTGGTTTTGATAACTGTGATTGCTCTTGTATTTTTGCCAAATACTTCTGTTGTGGTCCATAAGAAAGACCAACTTTTATATCATCAAGAATTGTCCCATCAGCCTTTTTATGTTTAATATTGATATTATTAAACAGAGTACCAAAAGCAATAATGGTTTTTCTTAATATTTCGTGATAAAAATATGTTCCTAACATTAATAATCTCCAAATGGATTTGATTCTGTAAAGTCGAGTAAGTTATCTGCTTCAGTCTCAATATCTTCATTAGAATCAAATGGTTGATCGAAACTATCTAGATCGTGAGTTTTAACAATATATGTAGCCGTAGATATAGAACCAACAACTATTTCACCATCATAGAACTTACCTGTATTTAGTGCTACCTGTAATGTAGTTGGTGGATCAAGTGTACTAGCATCTGTATCCTTACGGAAGTTTCTAACTTTTGCAGTAACTCCAGAACTCTGACCAGTAACATCTTCATTGTAGTAGAATGTACCAACACCAGTTCCTGGAGTATTGAATACAATAGTTGGTGCCTCTGTATAACCAATACCAGAATTTATTATCCTAATGGTACTAATTCCAGCACCTGAATAAGCATCCAATGGTGCAGATATTATAGCAGTATTAATTCCTGATGGTGGAGCAGTAACTGTAGAAAGTGGTGTAGAAGAGTATCCAGTAGCACCAGCACTTACAACAACATTCTGTATACCAAAACTAGTTGAGATAGAACAAGTAGCAGCAGCTCCACTACCTCCACCACCACTGATTGTTATTGTTGGTGCTTCTGTATATCCAGCACCAGTATTAGTCATTTCTATTCTGTAAATAGAAGTAATATTAGCTCTTGTGGTAGTAATAGCAACTGCATTAGCACTAAATCCTGAAGCAGGAGCAGCAGAAATTGAAACTGTTGGTGCTGATGTATAACCAGAACCATCATTATTCAAGAATATCTCTCTAATACAACCACTTGATATACCAGCAGTTGCAGTAGCAGTAATTCCAAGACCAACTAAATTAACAGTTGAAATATATCCTTCATCCTCTACAGTATTATCAACCTCATCAATACTAGTATCAATAAGTTCATTTTCATATTCAAATAATTCACAACTTAAATCATAGGTATAAAGAGTACCTAATTGATAAAATGGTTTCTCATGTTCTACTCTTTTAATCTCAAATAATCGTTCACCTAGTGGGAAATAAATTAAATCCCCTTCTTTTGGTCTACTGACTAAATCACCAAATGTATATCCAGTAATTCTTCCCTCTCTAATACCAGCTGATATACCTTCTAAAAATGGTGTAATAAAATCCTCAAATCTTTCTCTAGCAATAGTAAGACTTATCTCATTTTTTAACTTTAATCCAAATTTAGTCATTACATCACTATCAGGAGCATAACCATCATAATTATTGACATATGCTTCTATAAGAAAACTATCATCAAACTTTGATGATTGAATTTCTTTTATAATATCATCAGTTTTAAATATTTTTCTAGGTAGATAATATACCTCAACACCATAAATCTGTATCTGCTCCCTGATTAAATCATGAACCAGATTTTGTTCTGCAGTCGATCCTTGTAAAAAGTAGGAATTTAAGGTCATAATTAACCGATAAAGTCATAAGGTGGTAATTCATATTCTTGAGTCATTCTTTGTCTGATATCATCAAGATCTCTTTGAGCATCTTCATATAACTCTCGACCATTAAGTTCTACTCCACCTGGAAGTCTGGTTCCTCTGAATTTGAGTAAATTTTGACCCCATTGCCGTTTTATAAGTGCTGTTACATATTTTTTAAGAAAACTATCATTATAGATATTCGTAAAAGTATTAGGATCTAAAATCCTATAACAATCAATAATTAAATAAGTACCTTCAGTTTCATCATTCCAATCAATATCAAGATATAATCTATTTTGCCTTTTATTAAATCTTACTTGTTTATCAGTAGTTAATAAGAACTCAATATCCTCAAGATATGTTTTAACCATTGAATATTGAAGCAAATCAATAGAATTGAATTGATACAAATCATTTAAAAATAACTGATATTTTATACTAAACATTCCACTTGATATTGTACTACTATCAAATTTAAATATCTTTTCTATACCAATTACCGAATCAGGAACTTGTATAAAATTGGAAGTTTCATAAAAATAATTAGTCATTGTGGTCATACCACTGACAGTAGTTGAAATACCTGATGTTGTAGTAATTCCTAATGTATTAGAACTTCCCGTTTCATTTGTAGCATTTCCTCTACTAATATCATCTTCAGTAAGTTTGTATTTCAAATACATTCTTTCCACACCATCAAAATGACGTTCTTGGAAATATTGAATACCATCATCAATCAAATCTTCTATTTGATCGGTATCTACATTGATTTCTACTACAGGTTCACCTAATTGTCTTAAACAATAATTGGTTAATTCTTCTCTACTTGCTGGTTTTGCCATCAGTACGATCCTCCATCAATTGCTCCTGCTTCTAACAGTCCAGTAATATTTACATCACTAGCAAATGTAGCAACACCAGTTACATTTAAGGTACCGCCTACATCTAATTTTGCACCTGGTACACTTACACCAATACCAACCTTTTCCAACGTACCATCAGAAAAGATTAGATACTCATCATTTAATGATTCAACACGAAAATCGAGATCATTACCACCATCATTAATTATAACTATATCAGTACTTGCTTCTTCAGCATGAATTAAAGGTTTGCCACCAGCAATAAATCGCATTTGGTCGCCAGTAAATTCAATATAGGTATCACCATCACCTTTATGCCTGATGTTATCTGCTACATATATGTCGGCATTTACAGTTAAATCATCACCAAATGTAGAGACACCAGTTACATTTAACTGATCTATATTGGCACCACCTACTACATCAAGACGAGCATTGGCATCTATTAGAGCAGAGAATGTTGCCACACCAGCAACATTAAGATCATCTACCTGTGTATCTCCATCAACGTCTAGAGTACTATTAATATCAACAGCAGAAGAGAATGTTGATACACCAGCAACTACCAGTTCATCTACATCTAATTGACCATCTATATCTAAAACACCATTCAAATCTACGGTATTATTAAATGTGGCAACACCAGCAACAACGACTTCATCTAAGTCTGCTTGTCCGTCTATATCAATGCTGGTAGCAGTTACAATACCAGTTATCCAAAATCCACCAGGAGTGATTGTGTGAAGAACTCCTAATCCACCATGATCCCAAGTGGTTTGGGGACCATAAATTGTAGTAACACCAGTAACATTTAACTGATCTATATTGGCACCACCAACTACATCAAGACGAGCATTAGCATCTATTAGTCCAGAGAACGTAGCAGTTTCGGCAACATTAAGAACATCTAAATCAGTTGTTCCATCAACATCTAAAGTAGACTCTGCAACTATGGCACTTTCAAAAGTAGCAGTATTAGTAACAGTTGCTATTGCTACGTATAATTGATCACCATTTATACCACCTACTACATCAATACGATTATTAACATCAACAAGAGAAGCGAATGTAGAAACACCAGTTACATTTAAAGTCGTGCTATCTAATTGCCCTGTTACTGTTACACCAATTCCCGATGTTTCAAGACGTTTTAAATCATTATAGAATATAGATACGGATCCACCATTAACAGCTAAAAGATAATCCGCACTATTATTTTGAGTTTGTAATCTTATATCATTACCAGCAATTCTCAATTGTCCGGTGTCATTCTTTATATTACTTACATCACTAGCGTGCCATATTCTTAAATCTCCACCCGATGCACTACCCCATACTGCCTGTGCACTATCATCAAACTTAAACTTACTTGTTGCCTGATCCCATTGAATATTATATGCTGCACCAGGGAAATATACATCTTGTTGATGTGTGGTAACACCAGCAACAACGACTTCATCTAAGTCTGCTTGACCGTCTACATCTAGACCACCAGTACTAACGTCAAGTTGTACGAATGAAGAAATACCAGCAGCATTAATACCTGTAGTAACTCCAGAAATCGTTAAAGAATCTGCAGTTAATCCACCAACTACATCTAAATTATTATTAATATCTACATTACCATTAAATGTAGAGACACCAGCAACTACTAATTCATCTACATCTAATTGACCGTCTATATCAATTATACCGTTGATATCAACAGCACCAAATGTAGCAATACCAGTGACATTTAGGAGGTCAGTTTCAGTGCGTCCAGTAACATCAATACCTTCGGCAGTGGTAGCTACTTTCTCATTACCATTATAATATATTTTTACATCATCATTAACAGTAGCTTTAAGATATGCCTCACTATCATCTGCTCTTTTGAGTATGAGTGAATCACTACGAATTTTAAGAT